TATCACTTTCAAATCCAGCTACAGGGCAGGTGTTGAAATATAATGGCAGTAGTTTTGTTGCTGCCAATTATAATGCATTGACTTCTGCATTGGATGTTGCTGGAAACAATATTGTTTCCTCATCTAATGGAAATATTGGTATTGTTCCAAACGGAACTGGGGATGTTCGTATTATTGCAGGATCTCAAACTGCTACCTTTGATGGCGCAACTGGAAATGTAGATATTGGTTCTACAATTTCTTATAAAAATGAATATAGTAATGTTGGAAATGCTCCTGCTGCTGCAACATATCCTGGATATTTTTACACTGTAGATGGTGATGATAATCCGTATGTAAATATTAATATTACTGCTGGTGGTGTTGGTGATACCAGAGCAAAACTTCTCACAGAATATTCAAGTATTGATGATCTTTCTGATGTTGATATCACCACTAATGCACCCGCTAATAATCAAGTTTTGAAGTGGAATGGAACTAACTTTGTTCCTGCAGATGATGCCGCAGGTGCAGGTCAGCAAAATATATTTGCCACTGTTGCTGGTGATACTGGAAATACAACAGCAAATAGTGCTACTGATACTTTGACAATTGCTGGAGGCACTAATATTGCTACTGCAGTTAGTGGTGATACTCTCACAATTAATTTTGATGGTACTTTAACTACGACATTCACCGCACTAACTGATACTGATGTAACTGGCATTACTCAGGGCGATTCCTTGTACTGGAGTGGTACAGATTGGGTAGTTACTCGCAGTCCAATGACTTGGTGGGAACTTGGTGCGGATGGTTCTTCCTCGTATACATTCAATGGTCCTGGTTTTTCTTCTCCAACTTCTGATCCCACATTATATGTTATGCGTGGTATGACATATGCATTTGACAATAGTGTCAATGCTAATGCACACCCATTTAGAATTCAAAGTACCGCAGGTCTTTCTGGAACTGCATATACTGCTGGACAAACTGGTAGTGGAACCAGTGTTCTATATTGGACAGTTCCAATGGATGCTCCAAATACTCTTTATTATCAATGCACCATTCATGGATTAATGAATGGAACCATCAACGTATTAAACTGATATAAATGACTAGACAAGTTCCTGGGTCAGGTGCCGTCATCAAACCAATCTTTGATGAGACGTTTGGTGTTCGTGCTATAAAAGTAGTAGATGGTGGAACAGGATATGATCCTGCAGATCCACCTAGATTGACTGTTACTGGTTGTGGAACTCCAGAACAGGAAGCTTTATTGTATCCTATTGTCGATGCCGATTCGGGTCAGATTATCCATGTCCGTGTTCTTGGATATGATCCATTACGTTTACAATTTTTTCCAGAACAAGAAACTCCTACCGTAGTAAGTTCTTTTGATATCAATAGAATTTGGCAAAATCATCCAAATTCTCCCACGGCAGGTTCTTTTGCTGGAACCACGGATAGACTTACGATACAATCAGATAATCATCCTAAACCTGTATGGACGCAAGCAGAAGCGGCACCTGGTGGTGGACCTCTTGTAGATAGAAATTTAAATCAGACATTTATCTACCGTGGCGGAAAAGATGCTCCTAATCCTGGAACTAGAGCAGAGCAAAATAATAAAGTTATTGGTATCTTAGCAAACGGTGGTCTTTTGCATACTCCAGAGTGGGGTACAACAGGAAATGCACCAACCAATTTTGCTATTGATTCTGTAAAATATGATTATGTAAAAAATAATACTTCATACGATACTGTTACTGATAGTAATGTTCAGTATTATCATACAAGTAAGACCCTAGATGAATTTAAACTTGAAAATAGTGTGTTGCAATGGGGTAAATTTAAACAATTTACTTGGAATGTAAAAGTTGAAAATGGTAATGTAGTTTTAGATGTTGAAAATGTTGACGAGACTTTAGGAACAATTGCCATTGGTAGAACTATTGATGAAATTGGTGGTAATGCTACGGGTGAAATTTCTAAAGTTGTAAGAAATGGAGAGAATGTTGTAACTAGAGTATATCTGAGAAATCTATCTACAGGATCTACTTTTTCTGAAAATGATAGGTGTTTAGGATCTACTGGATTTACTTTTACTATTTCGGAAGATCCAGTAGTTTTTAATGCATACTATATTGATTTTGGTACTGATGCTGCAAAATTTGGCAATTTTGTACCAGGAACATTTTATTTTTCTCCAGAGAATATTACAGTAAAGAGAAATTATCTGATTAAATTTAATCAATCTGATTCTACTAATAATAATCATCCGATTAGATTCAGTACAACCGCTGACGGTACTCATAACGAAAGTCCTGGCACTCTTTACTACACAAGCACTGGATCATCATCAGCACCAGCAGCAGATTACGAAAGTGAATATATGCCCATATTCATGATGAATGCTGATGAAAGTAATAGGATCTATTACTACTGCCTGAATCATCCAAATATGGCTGGTCAGGATGGTGACGAAGGATATATGATTATCAGTACAGATACTAGTGCTGAGACTTTAACTAATAACTACTACGTTGAAAATTATTTTGGATCTGGAGCAACCTTAGATTACAGTCGTCATACTGATGGACACTCCAAAATTATTGGTATGTCCTATGACGGATATCCAATTTATGGTCCTTATGGATATAACTCTAGTGGAGATGCTGCTAGAGAAGTTTCCTCGCATCGTTTAAGAAGCACAGCAGAACTTCCTGGTACAAGACCTGCTGTAAATTCTGTAACTACAACAACTTATGCAGTAACCGTTTCTAATGGTGAGTTCCTTTTTGATGGTTCTAGACCCAATTTCTTATCTTTAGGTAGAGGAAAGACATTTATCTTTAATCAGGATCATTCATCAAATGACGGAGAATATTTACTTTTCTCAGAAACTGATGGTGGATGGCATCCTTCTAGTAGTATTGGAACCACTTCCTTTCTGTACGATTTGGGAGTTACTTATACACTAGATGGTTCTACAGTAACCTATGCTGCATATATTGCTGGGTTTAATTCGGCATCGCAAAGGAGAATACAAATTACTGTACCAGTAACAGCACCAACTACTTTATATGTTTTTGCATATCAAACTAGTGGTCTTGGTTTGAGAACAGTTCAGAGTGGATATCTTCTTGGAGATTTGGTTCAAGATTACATCTATGACTCTAGTGTTGGTACACTCGACGAGTTCAATGGAAAGTTTGCTGTAACACCAGATTATCCAAATGGAACATATGCATATTTTATGACAGAAGATGGCAGTGGAAATCCTGTTTACCCATATGTCATTGGACGTAAATTTTATGGAACACCTATTTTTGAAGGTGATACCCCTCCCGAAATCACTCAAGATTTTCCTGATGGTGCTGCTGGAGAGGTAGTTCTTACTGATGATGGAACGGTCTCTTATATTAAGATGACAAAAAATGGTGATAATTATTATGGACCAGCACAAGCAAAAATCTTAGGTGGTGAAGGATCTGGTGCAACTGTAACTCCAACAGTTCAAACTATTACTGGATTGACTTTATTGAATCAAGGTAGAAATTATGCTAGTGCTCCAACTGTTATCTTTGAAGGTGGCGGCGGACAAGATGCTCAAGGATCGGCAAAGGTTGATTTAACAGGAAAAGTTACTTCTGTTTCTATCGCAAATGCTGGTGAGTTTTATCAAGAACCTCCATTTGTCCTATTAACTGGTGGTGGGGGTATTGGTGCAAAGGCAGTTGCTACTATTGATCAAGGTCAAATTACAGGAATTACTGTTACTGAACCTGGAAAGGGGTATACTTCTCCTCCAAATGTAGTTTTCCAAAGATTAGTAAATCTTAAACGTAAAACTAGAGCTCGTCAGGCAAATAATGCGTCCAACATTTATTTAACTGGATTGACTTATGATGTTGGAGCAGCAGATACTGAAATTTATGTAAAAAATACAGGATCTTTCCCTGGTTCTGGTGAGTTTATCTTAGGATATGAAACAATTTCATATACCTCAAAAACTGATGGTAAATTTGGTGGATTGACTCGTGGAGTCAATTTTAATTATGACCAACGAGTGATTTTAGATGATGGTCAAAATGATTCTAATGGAATCTCAACATATAAGTTTAATGTTGGTGACAGAGTTATTCGTAGAGTTGAAAGTGCTAATAATAAAGTTGCTAAAGTTTATGACTGGAATGCAACTACAAGGGAATTGCTATTAACATTTGAGATTGATGAGTTAGCATTTATTGATGGTGGTATCCCTTCTACAGAAGATGCTACAGTTCAATTTGATGCGGGAGTTTCAAACAGTAGTGGTGCAACAGACGATCCACATGTAATTCTTGTTGAAGAAGGATCGACGATTACAACATTAACTGTGCCCATTGCAACTCTTCAAGATAGAGCATTTGAAGATAATGATGAAAATGATGGTGCGGGTGATGGTATTGCAGATTTAGTAAATACTGGAACAGATTATAATAACCAAATTAATCTTGATGGTGGTATTTACAACTCTCTTTATGGTATTGAAGCAACACAGGGTGGAACTAACACAACACTATTAGCGGTTGGTGATAGTGTTAAAGATGCTAGTGTTCCGTTTAAATATGCAAATATTGCAACTGCAGGCGGACTTAGTGAAGGTACGGACCATGTATCAACATTAAATATTCAGTTAGATGCTTTGGATGGAAATGGTCAAAACTTTAGTGTTAATGAAGTTGTGACTGGTGATATTTCTGGTGTGCGAGCAACAGTTGTTTCTTGGGATTCTACCACTAAAATTCTTCAAGTTAAGGATGTTGTTCGGTTTAATACTGGTAATGTTGCAAAAGGAGAAGCAGGATATTTTTACACATTCTCTGAGAATAGTACAGTTGTGGATGTTTATATTCAAGACGCTGGAACAAACTATTCAGGAACACCTACAGTTGCATTTGAGAATATTGCAGACATTCGAGCAACAGGAACTGTTAATATGACAACAGCAG